ATCTCTCCTTACATTACTACACCTATTGGTGGAGACTTCGACGGAGATACTATGGCAGTATTCGTACCACATACTATTGAAGCACAAAGAGAGGCACAGCACTTACTTCCTTCTCGGAATAGATTTAACATTAGTATAAACAAGTGTCATTTCACTCCAAAGTTAGATTACTTGCTTGCTCTATATATCTTAACGGCGACTGAGTTATCCATTCTTCGTTCACCACTACCAACAACTTCTCTTACTTTGAAGTATCCTCAGCGAGAGCAACCAACATCTCTTAGCAATGAGCTCAAAGATATTTCGTATCAAACACCCGTATACGTAAGTTTGGTAAACAGTGGTAAAGTAGTTAGGTCTACTTACGGAAGATATCTATTCAATTTATGTCATAATACAAATGAGTATTTCAACGAAACGATTACGAAGAAGAACTATTCTGAGATCTTTGATAAAATTGCTCGTATACTGAACGATCGTGCATTCTCCACTTTTCTGCAGAATTTGAATACTCTGGTGACGGAAGTTCTTAAGCGTTACCCGTTGAGTTTTATTTTGGAGAAGTGTGCTCCACCAGACGAATTATTCTCTCCGCTCAAGGGGGCGAAAGATGATCAACAGTTTGCTAAACTAGTGAAGGAAGCCACTACAAACTATATGAAGCATCTTAAGAAGAATGATCCTTCTCTCTCGATCTATCTTGAGAGTGGAGCACGCGGTAGTGAGGACACACTAAGACAGTTGTTTGTAGCTAGGGGCTATGTTGAAGATGTACATGGTGCTATATCTGCTGTCGTTAGAGGCAACTACTTCACGGGTCTTTCTGCGGAAGATATCTATAACTCTGCTCCAGGATGGCGTAAAGGTATCATTGATAAGTCTATTGGTGTATCTAGCTCAGGTTATCTCACTCGTAAATTGATATATCTTTTAGAGAGTGTGACTTTAGGGGGTAGAGATTGCAGAACTACTTCTGGTTTATCTTTGGATGTTTCACAAGTTGATAAGAGGAGTTTGTATGGCCGTCGTTTGATGGATAAGACAGTCATTACACCCGAGACGAATTTATCTGGTACGATTGTATTACGATCTCCACTTTATTGTATAGATCCCAAAGGCATTTGTGAAGTTTGTTATGGAGAAGCCGTGGCTAGAGCAACTGCAATCGGATTACTAGCAGCACAGACATTAGGAGAGCGAAGTACACAACTTACGTTTAAGGCTTGGCATGGAGGAGGTGTGAAAGGTACTGCAGAAGTAGTTGAGTTACCTCCTCCATTCAGAGTTGATAAAGGTGTAGTTTACGCAACTGAATCCTTCTCTTTAGTTGTAGATATAGATGATGAAAATACTAAAGCAACTGCTGTAGGAGTTATTTTGTATCCACAAGTTCTTAATCTCGTTGTCGAGAAAGGTAAGAGTAAGAAAGTAGATCTACCCACTACTCTACAACTCTCAACTCATACATCAAAGATTGTTGAGTCTGCTACACGTATCATCTACACATTCAGGAAAGATGATATCGTAGGTAGTTTGTTGAGTTATGCTAGTGGTGTAACAAGTGTTGTCGATCGTATTCACAAGCTTTTGGATACTCCATTAGAGTCTGCAATCGAACTCTTGTTTGAGTTATATAATATGTATAGAAGTGTAGCCATTTTACCGTTAGTTCATTTTGAGATCGTCACTATGGCATTAACTCGTTCTTCACGTGATCCAAATCTTGCATGGAGACTAGATCAAACGAGTAAGCCTGTAGTTGTGCCATTTAAGAAAGCTATACTATATAATTCTCCACTTGTTGCATTTCTCTTCTCTGATCCAGGGGCTGGACTGCTCCAAATGGTAGATAAAGAGATTGATATTCATAAACAAGGTGTGTTAGGGAGATCTGTGTTATGAGATTGTCATCGTTACGGTTAGGAATGATTACAAGTAATATCTATGTAGATCCATACGATAATATGTTGATCGTTCTCTCTGACATAGATATGCCACCAATCTCGAATCTTGCACCACACTTTCGGTTTGCTAAGTTGTTGTATGCTCCTCCTATTGTCACATTAAATCGTACATGGCCACTTCGTGTTCCTTCTGTAAGTAAGCTACGTGTAGTTCGAAATCTAAATACGTTGAATTCTACAAAATTGAGCGCAATATTTGATCTACAGCCTATTCTTAAACAAGCTGTCACATTCTACGGAGATAACTTTGTGCGATCTCCGTATAAAACTTTTGCGCATGCGTTGCTTCGTTACAGTAGAGAGTTTAGACGTCCGTATCGTTGGTTCGTATTTCTCACGAATACGAAAAAATGGAACGAGATGAACGTGAATCTTACGACACTACGTAGAAGCGTTCTCTATCTTTGCACTTACTTATTAGGCGTTGATGTAGAGAGTGAAGACGAGAGCTTGAGCGATGTAAGTGTGAAAGGTATAGAAGGTATGCTTGTAGGTGTCTATGATCAAGCATCTAATAAGATCACGTTTTTCTGTGTTTATAAACATAATAGAAGTGTGTTTCCGCGTGTGCCTACATTTATCAGAAATGTTATTCATGGAGAGCACGCTCCAGAAGAACTTGCTACACTTTCTCCTCCAAAGACTACGTCTGTAGGTATTCCAACTCGTAAGTTCTCGAACTTACCGATAAGTAAGAAAGCTATAGTTGATTCGATAGTAAAAGATGCTATTGATGTTGTTGGTGACTTTCTTGAGGAGCCCAGTACGACATCTCGAGTGAAGGATACTGTGGTAGGGAAAGCTCTTACGTGGGCACTCACAGGTAAGAAAAGAGAGATAACTCCACAAGAAACAAAAGAACTCATTTCTTCTGTTGCTAAACTAGATACGCCTACGTTAAAACTTGTGAAAGCGAGGACGGAGCTGTCAACACGTATACCTAACACGTTCGGTCCTCCTGTTACTGTAGGCGTATTGACGAGGAAGGATAGTCACATCAAAGCTGCTCTCGAATCTTTTCGACTGCCAAAGGGTATCGGTTGGGTAGTAGAAGATATCTCCGTGAAGCCTTATACATCTACTACAGAAGTTACACGGTCTACAATAGATTTAGGCACATTCATCTTCAAAAACGAAGAGACGAATCAACGAGTAGCTGTGGAGCTCTTCATTCCTCGTATAGATAAAGACGGCTTCTTCTATTATAACGGAAACAAGTATATCTTTAGACATGTGCTTGTGCCTAAAACAATAACCGTACCTAGGCTACTCACCGCAAAGTTTAACAACACCGTTACTTTCTTCGAGGTTTATCTAAAGCGTGTCCAATCTCGTACTACATTTTACTTGAACATGTTAGGTAATAGACTACCGCTGATTCAAGTTTTACTTGCACTGTTTCCGTTACGAGATATATTGAACACATTTAGTATAAAACATTTGCTCGCAGAACGTGAGCTAAAGATAGGAAAAGATACATTAGTCATAGATTCTGCGTTGTGTGAGTTTCTGTTCAATGGACTTGAGATCGGTGGGAAGACTCCTAAGACGTTAGATCAAAGTGAATGGTCTCAGTTCTTAGTATCTAAGACTCGCGATACTAGCATCTTACGGAAGCTTGCTAGAGAGTTTAGTTTGATATTCGACACCGTATTTGCACTTGAAGCTAAATCTCTAGATCTATCAACACCACTAGATGTTGTGAAGTATATGTGTGAGCTTGCTATGAGTGGTGAAATGACGTTATCAACTGAGTTGAGCAATTATCGTGTACGTACGTCGGGTCTAGATGAGGCTTTGATTCGTATGCTAGCTAGATTCTTTGCTAGTATGCCGTCTATAGAGAAATTGCCTATTGGTAGATTTGCGTTGATTAGATATCTATTACGCGAAGGTTGGTTGATATCTGCTTCTGAAGGTAATCCTTTAGAGTCTCTTAGAGATCTATGTAGTGTGACGAATGTAGGTATAGGAAGTTTTGCTACTCCAATGACGAGAAGTTTCCATCGGTCTTATATAGGTATTCTAGATCCCGTTGATACACCTAGTGGTGACACTATCGGAGTAGTTCAGCGACTAACACTTACGAGTAGAATTACACCTACACTTGAACTTGACACAACCTCTACATCTTATCCTTTTAGTTGGGCTGTATCAACTGTTCCTTTTGCAAGATTTAATGATGGTAATAGATTGCAGATGGCTGCAAACCATGTTCGACAAGCTGTACCGTTGACGTATGCTGAACCACCATACGTAATTACAGGTATCGAGAGTGCAATACGAAAAGTGGCTGGACTTGATATTCGTACAACTGTTGATGGAGTTGTTGAGAGTATTAAGCCTGAGGATGTAATTGTGATTAAAACTCCATCAAATAGAAGGGTTGAATTCCGTCTTACACCTTTCGTTACAAGTCACAATTTCGTAGTACATTGGATGCCTACTATAAAGATTGGTGCGAAGGTAAAGGCAGGAGACATAATTGCTACCGCTGAAGAACTTCATTTCAGAGATGATCTTACTCTAGGTACGAATTTGTATACTGCATTTATACCTTCATTGGACGTATTCGAAGATGCTGTAATGATTAGTGAAAGTGCAGCAGAAAGACTTACGGTTACAAAAGGTAACAAAGTTGTACTCAAACTCCCTTCAGATAGTGTGTTACTACATGTCGCATCAGATAAGAAAATTAAGAAAGGAGATGCTCTTGTAGTTCTGACTGGAAAAGGATTGCGTGTAGATACTCTACTTGATGAGTTTGAGAAACAAGATGTTGTATTTGAGACGCAAGAGCGAAAAGTGTTTGTACGAGTTCCGGAAGATGTAGATGTTATGAGAGTGGTGGTACATACAACTGCGAACTATCTTTCCGCAAACAAGATTCTGGCAGATTATGTTAAACAGTTACCTGCAGACGACTTTACAGTACGTAATGCATTGACTTACAAGAGTGATCGTTATGGTTGTGTCATTTACTTTTACATAAAATGGAAAGCACCGATGACATTGGGAGATAAGCTAACAAATCGGCATGGTAATAAAGGTGTGGTATGTAAGATACAATCTCTACAAGAGATGCCAAGAGATGAGAAAGGAAGACCTTTTGAGCTTGTACTGAATCCATTAGGTGTTGTTGGTAGGATGAACTTAGGGCAAATGTTAGAGTTATATGCTTCGAATATCGTTCGTTACTATAATGATTTGCTTATGAAAGAGAATTATTCTCAGAAAGCTATTACTACACTTGAGCGTATTCTTACAGCTCTGGATAAGACATCTAATAAAGCTGTTGTTGCTTATGGCCTCAGTAAAGCAAAACAGAAAGCGTTTGTTCCCCTTGTGATTCCTATGTTCAAGGAACCAACATGGAATGACTTGCGTAAAATTGTACGTGATCTTGGTATCTCAACAACATCTCATGTGATTTGGAAAGACACACAAAGCTATACAGAAGTTCCTATTGGCTATATGTATGTATACAAGTTATATCATGAATCGAGCTCGAAGGAGTCAGCGAGAGCAATAGGTGGATATCAGACGTTAGGTCACGCAATACGAGGTAGATCACGGGTTGGAGGACAGAAGATCGATGAGCAAATGTCTTGGACGTTATTAGGTAGAGATTTAGATGCTGTCACAAAGGAGTTGTTTGCCTATCCTGCAGATGTGGGTCCTCAGATCTTCAATAAGATAGTTGAGAATGGCAGTGTTAGTTTAGCTGAGCTCTCGATTCCTAATAGAAACAGAGAATATCTACAATCGATTCTAGTCTCTTTAGGTGTAGAGCTGAAATGACGAGAGTAGCATACGATCTTAAGCAAGTGTATGCTCTAGTAACAACTACACTTTCGTTTGTTCACGATAAGGTATTTGCTTTCGAAGATACACACGGTATTGATACTGCGCTGGCGTTGACACAGTCAATAAGTTATTACATAGACCATTTTTGTGATTTATTAGGTAGAGTGATTGAGAAGTATAGTGTACGTATGAATGTAGCTAGTATGTTAGACTCTACATATCCTGAGCTTAGTGAGTATATAAGGTCTTTAGAGGATGTGGAGTTTATCGCCGTAATTAAGACAATAATGGAGGAGAACATATGGCTCTTACTCTCTCCAGGAGTTCTTCGTATGTTGCTACACCTGAGTCGCTCGTAGTTTACTATAAGTATGTAGCAACTATGCCCGTGTATCAGAAAACGGTGGATGCGTTTATTGAGAGCGTAAGCTCGAAATGGAGAGAGTTTGTTAGTCAGAAGATAGAGTTACATGTCTCCCCCTTCTACAAATATAAAGGTATGTTAGTGTGGCAGCCTACATTTGATTTTGATGGTGAGCAGAGTAAAGTAGATCTTATACGTTTTTGTGAAAGTGAAATCATAGATACCTACAATTGGTATGTCGAAGAGACAAAGGATGGCTATCATTTGTATAGTTGTGCGAGTTATAGTGGTCTTCGATTACGAGACATAGAGAAGTTACGAAACTTGTTTACACGTAGATATAAATCTTATACGTCTCTCGATATTCGATCGTCTATTCGTCATTTACCTATTCGGAGACTTGCACTTCTGCAAGTTCCTGTACCAATAAGAAGATTTGGGATTAAGCCAGATGATATAAAAGATGAACTTCATTTTGCAAGCGTACTACAGAAGTTTGTAGTTCCTACAAAGATGTATGAGTTTGATCGTGAGATCTTCCGAACATTAAGATAGTATGTTAACAAAAACATTTTTGCTCAATTATATCAAGACGAGGCTAGGTCATCCTTATCTGGGTATTGAGATATCGGATGATATGTTATGGGATATTGTTGTCCATCATACAATTCCTACATTTTCTACGTATGTACCTACAGTCGCTTTCAAGGAATTAACCGCCGCAGATCGAGATCCTCAGAATCCTACACTTTATTACTTGAATGATGAAGACGGTGTGATAACTGTAAAGGATGTTGTGTTGCCAATGTCGAGTGCATTCGTCGTAGGACACCCCTGGATGTTCATCCCCAGTTTCGAAGATCTGCCAAACCAAATTATGGACATTATGAAAGCGCGTACTGTAGAGAGATACTCACTCTTTAGACACCAATGGGAGTTTGTACCACCAAATAAACTATATATCTATCCTACAAGACTAACAGGATTTACAGCGACATTCTATGTTAGATACGAGAAGAATCATCCTTCCGATTTAAGTACGATACCCGTAGACTTTATACGAGATTTTTGTGATCTTGCTCTTGCAGACATATATGACGTTATAGCGGATATGAGGTCGAAGTATGCGACACTAAATACTCCGTTTGGCGAGATCACATTGAATGCGGATGCACTTTCAACAAAAGCAACTGAACTAAGAGATAGAATAATAGAGAAACTACAGTCTCTACCGCCTAATACAATCGTAGAAGTCGTTTAGAAAGGAGAGAAATCGTGGGCGAAACTATATTTTCAGATATTCTTGGTGAAAAGGTAGAAGAGATGGCTCAAGAATCTTTGCTTCGGAGCCAGGTTGTTCGAGTCTTGGAGAGATTGTCGCAACAAGTTGAGCAGATATATAAGAATTGGAAGAGATATGCTATCGCGAGTGTAGTTGTTGGTGCGGCTCTTTTTGCGTTCTACAAGTTTCTAAAGAGATATGAACTGCGGGCAGCAACCCAAGTAGAGAAAGTGTTTAATTCTGTTGAGAATAAGTATAAAGCATATACTCTACAACCCGTTCTTCGAGATCTCACACGCAGACAATCTGCTACAAGAAAGTTCTTACACGCAGTTTTCGCTACAGGAAATGTAACTCCTAGTAACTACCAAGAAAAAGTGACGCAAACTGCTGCCGCTTACGGTTTGGCTGCTAGTGACCCTATGTATCTTGCTGTTAGTGCATTAGGTTACACTACAGCGTCAAAGTTGTATAAGTTAGGTGATGAGATAAAAGAACCGTTTATTCGTAGTATACTTAGTCCGGAGTTATCGAAGAAGATTCGTATGGTATTGAAAGCTGCTTTTTGGTTGTTTATTGGTATCGTCGTCTTCGTGTTAGTATACCCTATTTTGCGTAAGTTAATAGGATCGATGGAAGGTATGCGTACGAAAGAGCAAACGTCTACTAGTCAGCAGATTACTATGGAACACACAATTTTGTTAGAAGGTGTTGTTAGTAGTGGTAAAATTAAGAGTGTGTTCTTGAGGCTTTGGGATTGGATTAGCAGAAAGAAGAAGAAAGAGAATGAGTTGATAGCGCGTATAAATGAGATGAAGTGGAGCACGTTCGTCTTAACAGCTATAGGTATTGGAACTCTTTTTGTATTTGTAAGAGGTTATAGACGACACGGTAGTGTAAAAGAGTTCCTGTCTAATTTTTGGTCTAATGTAGTTCAAGTGGGCAAAGATAAAGGTGTGGTCATTCTTCTTTCGGTTGGTATGCTTTCAAGTATCCTTTTCTTGAAGAGTGTGTATAAATGATGAATATTATTGATGTATCTTATGCAGAGATCCTACGGTTGCGCAGATCCTTGAATCTGCCTATCCGTTTTGAAGATACCGATGGACGTATATTTCTGTATCTGACGACATCTTGTAATACTTATAGAGCTGAAGTTGTGACTGAAGAAGAGAGAGCCGATTTTGAGCAGAAGAAGCAATATATGAATCGCCCTATAGAAGTTGAGCCGTTTGTGTTAGTGACTCCTAACCTGTTAACTACACACGAGTTCTCATTTAGCCCTCCCACATTTACGCGTGTGAATATAAAGGAGTATTGGTTAGCATGTAGTCAGCTTTCTTCGCTTCCGCATGTAACTATTAGTACGTACAACGGACACGGCCATAAACAAGTAGTATTACCATCTAATTTTCTTGATTGCTTTTTTCTAGCAGAGCAGATTGAGAGCATAGATTTGGGCTTTAATGTTGCTTTCAAGTTCAAGTTTGGTTTACGGTATTCATTACACTCAAAGTGTTTTCTACACGTAAAGGTAGATAAAAATACGATAGAAGATACTACAGGCAATCTTGTAGTCGTTTTTAGAGGGGAGGCCACATGGGACTTCTAAGAGGTGTAGATTTCTCAACATGTAAACGTCGTTTTGTTGTACAATTACATGACGCCGAACGTGCGGGTAAGCACTTCGATTTACGACTTGAAGCTTACGATAGTGAATCACGACAATGTGTACTTATATCTTGGGCCACCAGAAAATTAGATCAGCTGATGTCAGGTAAAGTATCTCGTGTTGGGCTATTCCGAACGGAAGATCATGAGCTAAAATGGTTGACTTTCAAAGGTGAGATTCGTGAAGGTTACGGGAAAGGCATAGTTAAGATACTAGATAGAGGTCAGTTTGAGGTTATAGAAGATAACCAGAATGTTTTAGCCGTGAAATTCTCAGGAGAAGTTTTGTCAGGTTCGTATGCGTTTGTAAAGCTATCGAACGAGAACTTTCTTCTTGTGAAGATGAAGTCTCAGAGTGAGTTCAATATGGCCGCAGGTATCTATCCGTATGCGTGTCTATTTTGTAGTAGACCACAATTACGTAGAATCAAAAGAGTAAGGAGGTTCAGAAATGAAGTCAATCCTTAGTAGGCTTAGTGTAGATTTACTTATCTTTTTAGTATTGGGTATTGTTGCCATACTTGGTTTGTATCAAGAAATGCTACCTTCTCAGGAAGGAACACTACGTAGCATTTTTCTTTATAGTTTAGCTACTCTGCATTGGTATGTTTCTAGAAGAGCGTTTATTGGTAAGATCGATTGGCTATCAGAAGGAGATAAATGGAGAAAGACACTTGCTCTTGTTATGCTTGCGGGTTCTTATCTTATCTACTCAAAAGCATAGAACAGTATGAAGTTCATTTGCATTTTATTATTAATGATGTGTATAGTATCGATAGGGGATGCACGTGATTACTGTATCAATAATTACGGTGATTATGTAAAGAAGTATTCCACTAGATACTTTGGTGTAGATTTTCCTTATTGGTATTCGATTGGAGTACTAAAGACTGAAAGTAATTGTGTGTGGATTCGAAGTAAGGATGGTCATGGGAGTATAGGTGTTGCACAAATAACTCCGAAGTGGTGGGATGAGGAGTTGATGAAAGCTGGGTATGGTAAGTATGCAACAGATTCTGCTACTCATATAGGTGCATTCAAATATATGTTGTTTCAAGTGTATAAGAACGTTATAGATATATGTAAAACTCCAACAGACACAAAAAAGTTGTGGATCACTTATCAAGGATACAACCGTAGTATAGGTAAGCTAAATAGAGAAGTTCGGCAAGCGAGTGTTTGTTCATATGATCTTTGGAGATCTCTATGTAAAGAGAAAGATGTTTGTGTGTGGAGACTGTCAGATGGTTCTTGTGGGCAATGGAGAAATGGTTGCGATATAAATAGTAGTTACAGTCGTAAGATTTACGACTACGGTAGTCGGTATAAGAGATTTTTAGGTGTCGATAGCTTCGAAACGAGGTACATATTTTGGTAGGGGGTGGTGAATGTTACCTAGTTTATCTAATCTAAAGATTGCAAGTGTATTTGCAATTCTACTTATAGTTCTTGGTTTAGGTGCTGGCTTATTGTACTACAAACAGAAGACGTATACGCTTACAGCTAATCTTGAGACTAAGAATATAGAGTTACAACGTGCGGCAGAACAGATTGCAGCTTTGAAGAGTCAGCAAGAACACTTAGTGAAAAATGCGGGTGAGCTGAAAGTGTATTACGAAAAGATAGTTAAGAGAAAAGAAACAGAGATTAAGACACTTGTAAAACTTTGTATGAAAAAGGAGGGAGGTAATGTTAGTATTGAAAACAATACTAGCTCAGAAGCGGGTGATGGTAAAGGCGGTCAGCAAGTTAGTAGTAGTGATGAGTTGCTTGATCTTCTGCGCAGCATGTTCAACGACTTCTCAGACACACGTAGCAATAGAACCGACTCCAGTAGTACTTCCATCGATACCAGAACGGCCGCAGCTGAGTACCGATATTAATTGGTTCAAAGATTCCGAAGGCAATTATTGTGTGACAGCAGAAGACGCACGCCGCTTATACCTAAACATTCGATTGTTAAGGAATTACGCAGACGACTTAAACGATTTTGCTATTGCGGTTACAAACATTTGTGGAGTAAGGAAAAATGGCGATTCCCACAAATAAGATACGAGAGATCCAACGACTGATTGCTATACTTCGTACGAAACGAATCTCAAAGAGTGAAGCTGTATATATTCTCGATGAGTTGGAGTACGCTTTTCGCTCGATTGTTGAACAAAGAGAAGTTAAGCCTACAACGAGTACTTTTCAGGAGCTTGCCGACCAACTTAACGGTCTTGTTGAGTCTCTTGTTTCTTTATCCAAGCAGCCCGAGAATGAATCTGTCGTCACCAATATTGCAACTCAAGCAATTGTATTACTTGGGAAAAATAAGATGTCTCTTGTTGACACTACACGTGATAAACAATTGCTAGAGCAGTTGGAGAAAAACGATAGAACGAAACGACTGCTGGCTAGATTCGCACGGCGGTAACATAACAAACTACTGTATAAAATATTTTTTGCATACTTCTAGATTAGGAGGGAGGCGTGATAATATTATCGAGTTGGGAAGTATCTTCGTCTGAAATTCTTTTGCGAAAAGGTATCTTCCATCCTTTTGGTCTGTTCTCTGAGCAAATCTTCGGACCTAGAAAAGATTATAGATGTCAGTGCGGCAAGTTACAAGGTTTAGATTACCTTGGTAAGAGATGTGATGAGTGTAACGTACTTGTCGCACCTTCACTACTTCGTCGATATACGATGTCTCATATTCATCTGCCTTTCTCTATTATTCATCCTATGGCTATCATCTATCTGATGCCTCCTAGCAAGACTAGTCTTTTGCGAAATGTTGGAGACACTAAGACATATCAGATTTTGGAGGATTATATTCAATCAAATCCTTCTAGGTTTGCGCAGTTCCAACGTTCGTTTCCGCTCTACTTAGATAAGATACCAGTGTTGCCACCTACACTACGTCCTGTTACTTTTACAGCGAGTAATAGAATAAAGGATTTAGATCGCTTGAATACTTACTATCTCAACATCCTTAACATTCTAGAAAAGTATATTGTGACGGATGACGAAGCAGTTGTCAATTTTACGAAACTCTCGATTCTGAAGATTGCAGTTTCTTTGTATAAGTTGATTATCCAGAAATTGACAAAGAAGGAAGGGTTGATACGTCAAAGCATACTTGGTAAGCGTAATGACTTTACAGGGCGTTCTGTTATAACTGTCGATCCTACTTTGACTGCAGATACTGCGAAGATTCCTTACAGAATATTAGTATCATTATTTCAGCTATATGTTGTGAATGAGTTAGCTCAAACTCGAGGAATGCTTACGGCTAGAGAAGCTGTAGATTCGTTTATACGAAATCCGCAGCTCTTATCTCTATCTGTCCGGGAAGAGATCAAAGAGATTGTTGATCGACTGTGCGCACACCATCTTATTCTTCTGAATAGACAGCCTACCTTACACCTATCTTCGATACGTGCATTCCGTCCTATAGGTACAGATGCTGACGCAATAGGTATACCTATGATTGTTACTCCGGGCTATAATGCGGATTTTGATGGTGACACAATGGCTGTGTACGCACCTCTTACAAGAGCAGCATTGATAGAAGCATCGTATATGACGTTTGATCAGTATCCGTACGCACCTGGCTCACGTAGATTCAACGCTGTCACACAAGATATCGTTGTAGGATTATGGTACGTTACAAAAGATGGTGTAAGTTCAAATGACACAAATGTTGTTGAAGTTACGAATGATGCCATGTTAGAGGAGTTACATCCGCATACATCTGTCCTTTGGAGAGGCAAAACAACGACTGCGGGAAGAGCATATATAGAGAGTTTATTGGATATTCCTATTAGTAAGCAACTATCGAAGTCTACAATTTCTGAGTTGCTTACAGATTGGATTACGAAAGCATCGTCTGACACAATTGTGCCCATACTACATAAACTACAACGATACGCATTGAAGTATGCTGCGTGTGTTACTATCTCGATTGACGATCTGTATGAGGGAGATCTTACTTGGAAGCGTAAGTATGAACATGTTTCGAAGTGGTCTACACCTATAGTTAAAGCATTTAGTAGTGATGCGAAACATGCTGTGGAAACGTTATCACTGAGTGAGAATATCGCTCCATTGTTACAATCCGGGGCCAGAGGTAAGCTGTCACAGTGGTCACAAGTTGTTGCTCTTAGAGGCCTTGTAAGAAATAGTTTAGGTAAGTTGATCTTGCCACCCATACTATCCTCTCTTGTTGAGGGTTATACGCCGTCTGAGATGATACGATCTGCTGCAGGAAATAGAAAGGGCGCTGTCGATAAAGCATTGAATACTGCTGTATCAGGTTATCTAGCCCGTAAACTAGTGTTCTCTCTACAGCATCTTATGCTTGGAGATACAGACGATTGTGGTACGAATATCTATCTTCCTTTCTTAGTAACTCCTCAGAATTACAAATCAATTATTGGACGATATTTAGATGACGGAACTTATGTTACATATGAGAGCGTCTCTTCGCTCATAGACCAAGAAGTAAGATTAAGATCTCCTATTGGGTGTAAGTCTGTTGATTTCTGCAAGAAGTGTTATCCGTATGATTGGGGAAGATCTAAGTTTGTAGGTATAATTAGTGCACAATGTATTTCCGAAGTTGCTACACAGCTAGTAATGCGTACGTTCCATTTAGGAGGCGCAGCTACAGATACTAAGTTTATGAGTCTACCTGCGTGTGTTGATATTACAGATGACGATATTGTTGTAACAAACCAACCTGTAAGAATTGAGTTGCCTTCCAGTGTTCCTGTTGATCCCGCGGGATACGTGATCGAAGAGTTTGACGTCAAGCTACATACAGATACGGATATCTCTGTGATAACGATTTCGGAAGGCACACGATGGCTGCTAGACACCGACAAAGATATGTTACCTCCTCAAACGCCTCTCTTTGTTATCTCTGTTAAGACAACAGATCTGGCTACCGATCTTTCACACGTATCTAGACTTCTCAATAGCACGTATGTGACTACACTAGGCGACGCTCTGAACCAACTTATGAAGTTAGAAGAGATGTATGCTAGATACCAACAACTCTTATCTATTCACTTTGAAGTTTTGTGGAGTGAACGGTTGCGGGATGTAACTAGAACGGATCAAGCACTCCGCTTTTCTCTTACGGATTTTGCTGTAGACAAACAGGTAAGACTAGAGAGTGTAGCAAATCTACCACATCAACGTTTGTTATTGAGTTTGTGTTTTGAGAACTTTAGAAAATTCTTTACTTGTATGTTATCGTCGCAAGGTGAGAGTAAAATTTCTCCGTTAGAATATCTGATTCAGTCGAATCTAAGAGGACTTCAAGAGGATTTTGGTGCGGATATAGTTGAAAAAAGTAAAGTAAGTATGTCACGAGAGGCAAGTGTATGAATGTATTAGAATGGCGAAAAGATGAAGTGTCGGTTTGTTTAAGCTCTTTCTTACCACGTATCCTAGAGTGGTTTGCAGATAGTTGTAAGGATAAGTTGAAGACGTGGAAGTTGCGGCCGATTTCTGTACAGCATTCTACATACGGATTTCATTTTACTAATGTGGTACTTGTTACGTGCGAAACTGAGAACTCTCAACAATTTTCGTTTAAGTTACCTATACCTAATGAGGATGATGTTTTCATTGTTAATGATATAGCGTGGATATTAGTGAATGAGTTAACCGATCAGTTAGTATCCTATCGTTATATTCCCGAGGATAAACTGTTGATCAGATGGCAAGGTTCATTATTTGCTGTCGTCGGAGATGAAAATGGTATACTAAGGATTAAAGACGAGAAAGTTCCTTTTTGGGTTCTACTCTACAATATCTTTACGAAAGATGAGCTCATTCAGAACGGACTGTATTTTGAGTTTGTGGATACTGAAAAAGTTGATTCGAAGTTCGCACGTTCTTTAGTATCTCAACCAAATCTGAGTGTAAAGTTGCCTACTCGCTACGAGTTTCTTACACCAATTCAACAATTAGTGGTAAACTCGATGGTTCGGACACCTATTAAAGCAAAAGCGAAGCTAAAACAAGTTCCTAAACTGAATACAGATGTAGTTGAGTTTATTGAGCGTGAGTTGTTGGATCCTATTACGAAAGAGATTTACAATGTACAGACTGTGAAAGATCTACTTTATTTTACTATAAATATAACGGAAGGAAAGTCGAAGACGACATTAACGGGTAGTAACCTGTACTTCAAGCGTGTAAGATCTTATGAGACGATAATGATAGCTCTTTATGAGAAACTGAGGGAGAACCAGCAACAGCAGAAATATCAAAAGAAAGTCAAGATTGCTTCCGACTTTCTTTTGAAACGTCTCTTTACTTCACCCCAACTTCAACGTCTCTTTGAGTACTTTGACCAAACGAATATGTTTAAGGAGATATCTCTACGATATAAGGTTGTTGTTCCACTTGAGTACATTCCATACGATATGCGAGATGTACACTACACTATGGGCGGTAATATTTGTATATATGATACTCCGGACGACGAAGGAATTGGTGCTAAGTTACAGTTTGCTGCTGATTGTGAGTTACAGCGTAATGGTATTTTTGTATTGAAGAATTAGAGGGAGGTGAAGATGTGATAATGAAGTCGGTATTGAGTAGCGCGTTAAGTTGTGTACCATTTTGTGCGCATGATGATGGTAATAGACTACAGATGGCCTCTAACTTCTTACGACAGAGTTTAGTTTTAGTGAATCCGCAACTTCCATACATAAGTACGTCTTATTTACGAGAAGTTACAAAACTTACTACTTTTCTGAAGCAGGCAGCTGAAGATATACAGATCTTATACCGTAATGAAGAAGTTGTTGTGTATAAATCATTGACCACAGGTAAAGTCTATTTATATAGGATACCGTCCTCACTTTGGTCTGTATCTATACAAGATATTGTTAAGGAAGGAGAAGTATTTGCACAACACACCGCCGTAAAGTTTGATAGATATTGTGCTGGAACGAATCTGAAAGTTGTATTCGCTCCTTACGAAGGTTGGAACTATGAAGATGCTATTGTTGTGAGCGAAAGTGGTGCTCAGAAACTAACAAGTCAGTATGTTAAATCTTTCGAGTTGATATTAGAACCTAACGAAGTTCTTATGAAGTATCCTATAGTTGGAAGATTCTATAAGAAAGGTGAGATACTATTCGAGTGGACGAGTGCTCCTAAGAATCCGATCAATGTTCTTTGTACCTCTGTAGACAAACGAAGAATTTTCGCGGATGCAGACTTAGTTATCGAGCGAGTGTCTACGTATTATAAAAGTGAGAAGTATTTGGACTTGCATAAATCATCACCGACAGTTCTTAAGTGGATAAAAGAGCATAACAAACCGAAAGCTGTCAAGACTTTACTGTCGTCTATCGATCCATCAATCGCTAAAGTTACTCCATTATACTTTCCTGAGAGCTACGAGTTAGTAGGCAATCAAGACGCAATAGTTATAGTAGCACAAGCGAAAGTAGTTCGTTCATTTTGTGTAGGAGATAAACTAGGTAATAGACACGGCAATAAGGGAGTTTGCTCTATAATTGTACCAGATCGTTATGTAACAAGTAAAGATGGTTGGGTTCCAGATCTAGTTCTAAATCCATTAGGTGTTATCTCTCGTATGAATATCGGACAGATCTTCGAGATGCATTTAGGAGAGGTGTGTAGAGTTGTAGAAGAAAAAGTACGAGAGTTAGTCGAGTTTGAGAAATACGACGAAGCATTCAAGCTCTTACAGTCAATCGAGAAGATCACAAACGGAACAATTCCATATCTACACTTGAAACTAACTGTGAAGGAACGATTGGCTCTACTACTTGAATTTGGTTTCACATTAGAGTTACCACTATACACACGTTCACCAAAAGAGATGATACGAAAATGTATGAAGCTGCTTGGAGTATCTCCTACTAAAGTATGGCGAATAGGCGCACTTGAGAGAGATTTTGGTTATGGCACTATGTATTTCATGGCGTTGGTACATACAGTGGAGTCAAAGTTTAGTACTCGTGCAGACGGACCGTATCATATTAAGACATTACAGCCTTGTGATGATGAATGTCATAGTTCTGGCCAACGATTAGGAGAAATGGAGATTTGGAACTTACTTGCATACGGAGCTGTACATAATGTTGTCGAAACATTAGGATTCAAAGCAGATGATATAATTGCAAAAGAGAACATGATTTCACATTGTTTGAAAGTAGGTGAGCCACCCGTAGCTCCCGACTCAGTCTACACAAACCACTCTTTATATTTGTATCTATACGCTCTTGGCGTAAACGTAGGAAGAGTACCCGTTTTATCAGATACTGATGTTGCACAGAAATGTCTTGAGTGGGGAGATTTGTAGCAATGGCTTCCGGATTTGAGATAACAGGATATACAAAGAACGGTAGTCCTATTTTGCTTACAAATAGAGTTATGAGTTTGATGATCTTGAAGTCACCTGACTTAATTTCTCCTACTTTTGTGTTTACTTTCAAACTCGATGACGATTTGCAGATTTCTCGAGACTTCTTTATGCTCAAAGAGATAGAGATCTTTTGGACGATTCCAAAGAGTCTCTCTTTCGCAGAAAAAGATGAGTTCGTAACTGCAAAGTTATATGTTGCGGACGTCTCATCTCAATCTATAGGAATGCTTACGAGTACGGATACAGATACTAAACGTAGTGATGAAAGTACTCCTAGATATCTAGACGCAAACGTCACTTGTTATTTACAAGACTCACTGATAGCAAAAGAGAGTATATCTTTGTTTAGAGAGCAGATTAGTACGGAGAAATTGCTGCGAGATATTGTGAAACGACCAAAGTATATCTCTCCTCCTGGGGTGTCTACACTAAAGAATGTTTTCATTCCTAGTGTAGATAGATTGCGCGCTCTTTCGTATGTCGTATGTACATATGGTGTTTACGACACACCTGTTTTTGCGTCCTACGATATAGACGGCTTTTATCTGTATTCCTTAAAAGATACAACACCTTCTAAACTTAAATTAGCGTATTTACCAAATCCTAACACCTCTAGAATTCCACAAGATAGTATTATTGTGCAGTATGCGCAAGCATCCTACTCTGCAGCATCTCGCTCGTTTTATGCGCCTGCGTTTATACCTACCGTTGATTATGCACATAACACTCTCTATACAGTAAAAGACCTAAAGTATCAACAACAACATTTACACGATTCGTTGATTGGGTCAAGAGAGTTCGGTTCATCCTCCAATCTGAAACATCTCTATGACGAACTATTTCTAGAGGGGTGTACATTAGTCACACGAACAGAATTTATGATAGATCCTCGAGTGTTAGTATTGGGCACGAAAGTTGAGTTCTTTACGGACGAGACACGATTTGTACATCTACAAGGTACTTACACATTGACAACTGTTACTTATTCTTTATTGTTATCTGGACGGCCTAGAGCCAGAGTAGAAATGAAGTTAAATAGACAGGAGTAGTAGATGCAGATTAAGAATGAGTATATCGTTGAATATCTAAAGTGTAAGAATGATCCCGTATACTTCATAACACATTATTGTAGGGATTACACTTTACCCGATAAACCTATTATCTCGAATCTGTATCCTAAACAGTTGGAGATACTAGAGAGGTTTCTCAAAGATCATCGTATTATACTGTTAGGCTCTAGACAGGTAGGTAAGACAGTTTTGATTGTGTTTTTATGTTGTTGGCTATTGTTATTCTTTCCTAATTATACAATAGCTGTTCTGTCTAGAAAGCAAGAGCATACGAATATGCTTGTTAAAGAGATCAGACTTGCTTTGGAAGCTTTACGTCCACCTTTTACTATTGATTTTAGCAATAAGGAACACGTTGTAAAGAAGATTGAGTCGTATATTGAACTTGCTAACGGTTCGAATGTAATTGCCATCTCAGTCCCAAAAGAGAATCCTGAGGAGGCGGGTAGAGGATTGAGAGCAGGCTTTATCTTTATAGACGAAGCTGCACATATCGTAAACTTGAAGAGAATCTTATCTGGTTTAACATATACTACAAATCGAATGTTTCTTAGATACGAGCAAACCTCAGTACCGTACGGAATTGTAATCAGTAGTACACCAAATAGAATGACGGGTGTAGGAGAAGTCTTCTTCCGAATGTGGCTAGAAGCTTCGAACGGTACTTCGAATTACGTACCTGTACGATTTCATTGGAAGGATGTTCCAGATTACAACGACGATTGGTATAAAGCAGTTACAAAAGATAAAGATCCTAGAGAAGTTGCACAAGAACTAGATCTTGTCTTCTTAGGCGATGAGTCGAGTTTCTTTCCAGATGATATTTTGATCAAACTACAGCAAATTGAAGACGTTGCTTCTGCTGAAGAAGTTCTCGTTGATGGCTTTCCCATTATTTTGTATGAACCTCGGTCGACTATAAATCGAGATGAGATTTATATAGTTGGTGTTGATACTGCAACACGTACTGGAGACTCAAAGAGTGCTATTTATGTTATCAGATATTCAGACAAACAAATTGTTGCTGAGTTTGTGCATAAATGTTCGACTACTACGTTATGTAGGGCTGTAGAGAGACTTGCGCAGTTATATAGAAGATGTGCGATAATTGTAGAGTCAAATGGTGTCGGAAATCAAGTTGTGGAGTATTGTTTAGAACACGAGTTTCTAAAACAACGTTTATTCTATACAAAGATCCGAAAAGGGAAGAAGGTAGAGACTCATTATGGTTGGGTCAACACCACTAATGTAAGAGATCAAGTGTTGAGTTGCATATATTCTTATGTATCAGATAACGTAGATACTCTCAGATCTTCTGTCCTAAGCCGCCAGCTAATGACTTTACGAAATCGTGGAGGTAAGATTGTAGGTTCTCCAGATGATGCTGTTTTTGCGTTGGGAATGACTCTTTGGGCAACAAAGTATGCATCTGATACAATATTACGTTTAGTTGGCGACGAAAGTAAGATAACTACACCATTAGGCGGTGTAGAAGAACTATTTGCATATAGATATAGTAAGGGTGAAGATGAAATGATTACTACTATGAGAGACGAACGCCCGAATGTAGATTTACTTGAGTCTTTCTTTGAGAGTTTCATGGGAAGTAAGGAGATCATATAATGGCACTCTCAGACGTATTCAGACGAATGGCTGAGACGACTACAATATCTGAGGGGAGTATGTTTGCTCCAGCTGTTACTTTCTCTGCCGTAGGAAAGTTAGTAGGTGCGTATAGTAAACCGTTGAGGGTTGCTCTGGAAAGTTTCAGAAAAGGAGCTACAGTAGAAGAAACTGTTAAAGGACTTTCGAAGGCCCTTAAGAAGTCGACGCCGATTGATATGTTACGGTTGCAGAGAGAAGTTTTGAAGATAGTACCGAAAGAACTAGCGAGACCTCTAGAACAGTTCTTTCATTCTCATTTGTTTAAAAACACAGAGATGTTTAGACAAAAAGCGTTCGCTCGTTTAGCTAGTGCTGCTGAAACGGTAGAGGATACGTATGCAAAGACGCTTCCGCATTTAGTCGATGATCAGCAAGCATTCCATGAAGGTATGTTAACTGCGGTGTCGCCTTTAGGAATACTTACTAAGCCTCTTCTAGATATCATTAATACACCTCTTTTTAAGAAGCCTTTAGGTTGGATATTTAAGCAGGTGAAAGAGAAGTTAGGTTTAGATAAGTTTTTTAAGGAGAAACTGCCTTCTTTGTTAGGTACAGCTTTGGGAGGCGAGAAGACTTTCATCGGTAGATTCTTGAAAGATTTTAGTAAGTCTGCGGAGCGAAAACGTGAGGTTATGCAATTAGAGAAGATCGCGAGCGGAATCAGAGATTACTTGCCTCCGCAAATGCAACAAGCATTTAGTTTAGCGCTGCAAGGTTACTACTATAGAGTCGATGAGCATTTTAGAAGACTAATCAATATTTTTACTAAACAACGAGAAGGAGAAGAAGAACAAAAATCGCTCTTAGAGAAGATTTTGAGTGTACTTAAAGATCAAAGGGGTGCACTTGATGTAAGCAAGCTTCTAGGAGTTGGTGAACCTACGAAAACTGCTCCAATTGCAGATAAACTAGAAGAAGTTCGAGAGTCGTTGAAGAAAGTTTCGGAGAGCGTGCAGCCAGAACGACGATTAGATAAAGAGGCGTTAAGAGAGTTACTAGAGAAAGCGGTCGAGTCTTGGAAGAATGTAAGCGGACAAGTTTCTGACGAAGTGAAGACTATGATTAAGTATATTACGGGTAGAGATTTGACAAAGATTGATAAGACTGCACTCGTAGTTGAAGAAGTTGCAAGTATGATGAAGCAGGAGCGGATTACTAAAGATGATGCTATGAAAATTCTAAAGACAGTGTTAGAGCCGCCTAAATTACGAGAGTCAGTCGAACCAATAGCTACTACTACGACTACAGTTACGGTTCCTGAGAGCGTAACAAGTGTGCTCAGTACTATTCATGAAGAGTTAGCTGCGATCAAAGACAAAGTGTTTAAGATTGATACGTCTGTTGAACGTTCGCAACGTGTTGA